TTACGTCAACTCTGCGATTCTGGATACGCCGACATAAATTTCGGATATTTTATACCATGTACTGTAGTCGACTTTCCCCGTTTGCGGCAGTTGAAACACTTCCTGAAATTTTCTGACCGATTCCGCCGTTTTTGAACCGTAAATACCGTCTGCCGTAATTTTAGGTATCGCAGGATACGCTCCCGCAATTACATTCAACTGCTCCTGTATCTGCCTCACCTTTTCTCCGCTTGACCCGATCTCCAATACATATCCCGGCCACGAAGATGGAATACCTGATATTTCCGGCGCAATATTAATATACATGTCATCTCCGTAAAAATAACGAAGAATCTCGATCGGTGTCAAACCTTTATCTCCAAGTTCCTTCGACCCCCATTGTGTCAACCTTTTCGTAACAACATACAAATCATTTTATATCCCTATAAGGTATCCTTAACGTAAAAACCTACAACTGTTACTTCTTTACATAATGTATGAAGATGATACAATATTCCACCCCGGAGCTAATACTCCGGGGGAAATTTATTATTTTACTCGGATCTTTTGTCCCGCATAAATCAAGTTCGGGTTAACAATCCCATTCAGGCCTGCAAGATGCTGATACGTTGTACCGTATTTAGCAGCAATTCCGGAAAGCGTATCTCCCGACTGTACTGTATAATAGACTGTACCGCCTCCGGAGGGACCATTAATCTTGTTCTGCACCTCGCTGTACCGACTTCCAAGCGCTGCCTTTCTTGTGTCTCCGTTTCCATATTTTCCTGCATAAACTTCTTTCACAAGTGTATCTACAGAGGCAGATGCAATATAGTTAATCATATTCTGCACCTCATTATACCGATTTCCTAGAGCATTTTTTCTAGCGTCTCCGTCTCCATATTTTCCCTGCATAACTCCAACAACAAGATCAAGCGTAGATCCAGATGGTGCTACTGCCGGCGGCGTCGGTTTTGTATCCCCTCCTGTAATTTCTGCTGGATAATCTCTATAACAATGATTCATATCCACGTTTCCGGAAATTCCCGGAACAGATCCGCCTGACGTATACTGCCAGATATCATATGTGCCCTGATATGTACAGACCGAATTATACTGTGCCACCCATTTTACAAACCGTTCCAATCCTACAAGGTAGTTTGTCCACCAATTTGTATTGGCGTAAACTCCGCACCAGTATCCAGCGTTTTCGATAATGTCTCCGAAGATATTTGCTCTTTGTATTGCTCCTGTTTCCGTTCCGGCCTGCTCCAAATCTAAATAAATTGGGTACGAAAGTTTATATCCGCTTATCAATCTAAGGACGTGTTCCGCTTCGCTTCTCGCCTGTGCGTCACTTGTCGCGTAGGAATAGATATATACTCCGAACGGAATCCCAAGTCTTGTACATTCATCTGCATTTCTTTTCCACTGCTTATCATCTTGACTCGCAATATTATCTCCATATCCGCATCGTAAGATTGCCCCATCGATATGTCCTTTTACTGCATCCCAGTTAATAGTTCCTTGATGTTCGCTTACATCGATTACTCTTAAATTTGCCATGTTCTTCTCCTTTCTTCCACACAAAAGAGGGCGGTGTTACTCGCCCTCTGAATCTCTATACTCCGGCACATTCACTTCCGGCAATCCTTTTAAGCTCATCAGTAATGATATAACTCCGGCTGTTGCACATACTCCTGCAATATTCACCCAGTCAAGAGATACGATATTTACCATATCTGCTCCGATTAAAGATATCGCTGTCTCGGCTATTGTTTTCACGGCTCTTATCCCAGCCGCTTTACTCCATTTTATCCAATATTCTCTGTCCTTCATTCCTCTACCTTCCTTTCCAAATCATCAATACGATGATTCGCTACTTTTATTTTTTCCTCCAACAAATACGTCCGTTCTACAACAGAGTTATGTTTTTCCACTTTCTTTTCAAGCTGCTCTATCCTATATTTGATAAGCTGTGTACCCCCGAAGCTTCCGATCAGCGTTCCGAGCAAGGACAAAACAGCGACTACAACTGTGTCTGGCATATAAGTCTCCCTTCTTTTGATTTATACATAAAAATAAGACCTGTTACGGTCTCGCTCTGATTTCCATGTGGTTACGTCTCTTATGATACATATATTCGCACCTCATGCTTTAGAATCTCCGGCGGAATCTCATATGTAAATTCCAGCGTGTATGATCCACCTTTGATCATCGGTTGGATCAGTGCAGACAAGACGGTTTCTGTATCGCTTTTCTGCATGATCTCACATGTGCCGAGATTCTCTTCCTGATCCCCATTCCGTAAGACATACTTTGCTGATGTCACATCAAACGGCTTTCCATTTGTGCTCCGCACACTGATACAAACATATTTTTTCTCGCCGAGTTCAAATCCGACTTTTTCCAGCAATTATACCACCGCCTTTCTGCAGCCTTTCAGTTTCGCAATATAATTTTCCTGTAGAACATTTACATCTCTGGCCGTGACCAGCTGTGCCACCCACGGTAGCAGTAACAGGCGCGCCCTGTCGCCCGCGTCGATCAACCTTGCTTCCATCCGATCTCCCAACAACCGCGCCTCTGTATGCGCGTGATAATCAAGCATCACAGAGCACTGCAGATGTCCCCGCAGTCCGCTGTCAGACTCCGCCCAGATCTCGATCGCCTGCAGTCCCGGCAGTCGCGGGGCATATCCCTCCCAGTACCCGGGACGGTTCGGGATGGGTGTAAACTCCACTTCTGTAGAGTTTACAACGCCCCATACTCTGATAATCATCAGTCTGCCGGATCCGTCACCTTAAAGGTGAGATGGATCGTGCCGTTGGCATCCACGGTTGTAGTTTCTGCCTCGACATCGGATATAACCGGCGCTTTAGTATCAACTGTGACATGTCTTGTAACAGATGTAGTTTTCCCGATGCTGTCCTCTGCGACTACTGTAATTGTGTTTGCTCCCTCTTTAAGCGTAATCTCCTTACTAAACGCCCCTCCTGATCCAACGGACACGGTCTCCCCGTTAATCTTAACGCTTGTGAGCGTTACCGCATCCGATCCGGCCGCAGCAGTACCTGCTACTGTTACCCTGTTGCTGTTTGTCAGCAAATTATCCTGCGGGCTTGTAACATTAAGCGTCGGGGCAGAAGTTGAAATGACGAAGGATACTGTCGCAGCATCGGATACATTTCCATCATTGTCTGTTACCTGTAAGGATACAGAGTTTGATCCATCCGACAGGTTGGTCGCATGGTAGGTACAAACCTTTTTACCACCCTGATCTGCCCATGATACGCCCTGTGTAACCTGAACATTGTTGACCTTAAAGATTACAGATGCCATATTAAGACCGGAGCCGCCGGCATCAGAAAGCTCAAGTTTGATGTCCTGCGCTGCTGATCCAAGGACACTGCCCTGGGTTGGGGAGATGATCTTTGCGACGGGTTTCGTCTTTTCCAAAACACGGATGTTTAACTGATCTCCATATGTCCCGTCGGTGGCGTGCATGATCGTCTCGTTGCCCGCTGCGTCAAAGGCATGGAGTTCGATTGGATATGTATGATTGTTTTGTCCGTAGGACGATTCCGCTCCCGATGGGATATCCACTTTCCACAACTGTGTTCCCGAATTATATGACGCATTATACTGCTGCCCTTTATATACAGCATAAGCTCTTGTTATTTCACTCATATCATTAAATCCTCCTAAAACTTATTTGCGTTCTGAAGCTATTGGGTAGTCATAGGGATAGTCATGGGGATAATCCTGCTCGTACCAGAACTCAAAGCTGATCCGAATGCGCTCTCCCGCAGCTACAGTAGTTTTCTCTGTCTTTACTTCCTTGATCTCTGCCATATGCTACCCGCCTTTCTCATTCCGTTGCCTTTTCCACGTATAATCCGATTAAATCACTCAAATTATGATACACTGGGTTTTCTGTATCTCTATTACACAGATAGATCACTCCATCCTGGCTGTAATATTTGCCCTTTTCCAGCGCCATGTTGCCATCATACGGAATTGGATTCTCCTGCGTACCGGCATGAGTCTCATCAATGACAGCATACAGGCTCTCTGTTCCCTCGCCCGGAACATACTGTTCTTGGATCAGTAAGCTATCTTGAATCGTCTTATACAACACATCCCCATGCACAAACTTATACCCTTTCTCAACAGTCTGCCCTATTACATCTTGCCACTGCGGATAGAGTATTTTGACCGCCTGCGCCTGCTCATCATCAAATGTCTGCGCCTGCATCTGCGCAACCAGCATAGCTGCCTGAATCATCTGCGATTGCGTTTCCGGAAGGGTTTCCTGCTTGTACATCACCACGCCGTAAATCTTCCCGGTATAAATCTCCGTCCTGTAAAATGCTGTATATCCCTCGTGCGCAGCTACAGTCTGCCCTCGCTCTTGCACAATCATGTGGACTGTCCGGCTTTGATCAGTAAACAGCACCTTTAACTGTTCCGGAGTATTTCCAACCGTCAGAATTCGCAGATAATCCCCGTGGGATTCAACCTGCTGAACAATAATCTCGGTTGCATCATTAAAAATAAGCTTCATAAAAATCAATCCTTTCTTAATCTTTTGGGAAAATAAATATTTGTCGGAGTTACGTGATAAGACATTGAAAACTAAAAACTACATTGTCGAGGAAGGTAACAATCCCAATGGGAAATATCGTAAGTGGAATGACGGAACGCTCGAAATGTGGTTTGACTCAAATTTAACTTGCGCGATCGATGCAAAAGCTGGGAATATCTATCAGTCGATCGAGTTTCCCGTTAAATATCCCGTCGCATCCAAAACTTCATGCCGTCCAGTTTTGTCAATCGGAGGTGGTGGAGCTATTTGGGGAAATGTTTATGGATCTTCCGACAATTTCAAATCCGGTTTTAAATACCATGTGCTCGCCGCAACATCATGGGGGAAAGCCAGCTTTACTTTATCCTATTATGTGCGTGGAACATGGAAGTGATAAGCGTTATTTAATTTCCCACTCCGCGTCGATAAAAAGATAATTGTTTGTCGCTTTGGGTATGCAGATAAACAGATTACCATTTTCTTTTACCATAGCTGTGCAGGCAACCGCGTTTTTGTACGCCCCATCTGACGCTATTGCATTTACGATAGTATCATTTAATGGGCGATACTGTGACGGTATTGTAAAAACATTGTCATACACATAGTTTGCAACTATTGTGGCAGTTGTATAAATTTCCATATTTAGGTGTATCGTTTTCCCGGTTTTATACGAATTGTTTGCTATGGATTCCCACACTCCGTTCCTTATTCCCAGATCGGTCGGTGTGAGCGTCTTTTTATCGTGATACGACTGTAATTG